TAAGAGACAGGATCTGCGCGGCCTGCGCCGCTTCCTGCTGCCTGATCTGGAGGTCCTGCGCGTGCATCTCCTGCTGCATCTGGAGCTTGAGCTGCATCTCCTCGCGCTTCATCTGCATCTCTTCGCGTTTCGCCGCCAGCTCCATGTCGAGCCGCTCGCGCTCCATGGCCAGCTCGGCCTGCATCTTCTGCAGCTCGCCGTCGTTGCCGCCCTGGGCCTCGAGACCTTCCTTCTGTGCCCGAGCCATCTTCAACTGAGCGTCGGCGTTCTTGTTGGCCACATCCGCTTCCAGGCCTGCGACGGTCGCCTCGGCTTCGCGCTGCTGGAGGGCAGCGGCGGCTTGCGCCTCGGGTGACTCCTTGTCGCCCTCCATCTGCTTGAGGATCTCCGAGCGGCGCATGAGCCGGCTGTTCTCGATGAGCACGCTGTCCGGGATGGCGATGCCGAGCTCCTTGAGCGCACGGGCCTGCTCGAACTGAGAATCCTCGAGGCTCGCGCGGAACGGGCTGGACGTGACGACGATGTCGAACTCGCCGATGGTGAGGTCGTTGGTAATGGTACCCGTCGCCGTGTCCATCTGATTCACCATAATCGACTCCTCCTGCTGCGTGAAGTCTTCGTGCGTGATGGTGATCAACCGCTCCTCGGTGTAGTACTCCTGGACGATGTCGATTACGTTGCGCGCCAGCAACCAGTCTGTCCGCTCGAGGCTGTCGAGCGCCTTGCTATGCGTGACGCTTGAGCGCTGCTGCTTGTAGGCGATCGCCTTGGCCGCAACGTCCTCGCGGTCAGCGCCCTGCATGCTGTCGGTGACGTTGCTGATGCTCTTGATGTGCTCTTCGGCCTTGTAGGTGATGCGGTCAAGACCTGACGGCACCTGGTTCGACGGAATCTTCGTGGGCGGCTGTGCTCCCTTGCGGTACTCCAGCACCAGCCCGGTCGTCGCGCCGTTCGCCTCGAGCTCCTCGACGGACATGTTGAGCAGCGAGTCCTGCTCAACCACCCAGCCGCTGTTCGCCGTCGTGTTGATGACGTGCAGTTCCTGGCTCGAGGACTTGTTGAGAATCTCCTGCGGGTCGAGGAGGTTCTCAACGACGCCGACGGTCGTGCCGTCGAAGAAGACCGGGAAGTAGGGGACGAAGGTGAAGTGCTTGTAGGGCGACCAGTCATCGTGCAGGACGATGTCGTCGGCAGTCGTCGTCCAGCGGATGCGCTTGACCCGCTTCTTCGTCGTGCTGATCGTACCGCCTGCCTTCTCGAGGACCGAAGCGATGCGCTCACGGTCCCAGCTCGTCGGTATGGGGCGCATGTCACCGGTGGCTAGGTCGACGAAGTGCTCCTGCGTGGCCAGCTTGCGGTACTGGCGCTCGATGACGCGCACGTTACGCCGCACACCCTCCTTGTCCTCGTAGCCGTAGGTGGACTGGTGCCGACCAGAGAAACTGTTGCGCACCCGCTCGATGGAGTCGTAGCCGTAGCGCGCTGACGCGTCGCGCATCTTGAGGTTCTCGGCGTCGTCTTCCGAGTAGAGGATGGCGATGTCCTGCGGAGCCATCCACTTCGTCTCGAAGACGTCGGCCCAGCTGTCGGGGTCGTACTCCGACGCGTCCGGGTCGATGATGATGTTCTTGCTGTTGGGCTGCGTGATCCGCACCTCGCCGGCCATGGTGTCGGTGAAGTCCAATCTGACGTCATAGAACCCACGACCGCAGACGAGGCCGGCGAAGAAGACGTCTGAGCGCACCCACGGTAGCTGGTTGTTCTGGCTGATCTGCATCCAGACCTTGGAGAGCGCGTCGGCAACGTCGGCACCAGCGCCGTTCTTGGGCCGGAAGAGCACCTCGGTGCGGTTCTGGATCTGGTCTCCGAGCAGGGTGCTGATTGTCGGCAGAACCTTGTTGATAGTCAGGGCAGGGCGACCTGCAGCGTCGAGCTTCGACTTGTCTGCTTCGTTCCACTGCCTGCCTTTGACGAAGGCGCGGCATTTGTCTGTCAGTCTTACGAAATCGAGGTGACCTGAATCCCTGCACTGCTCGTAGCGCACCCACTGTTCGTGGGCCAGAACGTCATTGACTGGCATCAGGCGCTTTCGGGCGGCTGCTTGCTGCCGAGAATGTCGTCCTGCTCGTCGACCAGGTCCTGCATGAGGGCAATGTGGCGCTGTCGCAGTCCCTTGGCCAGATACTCGAGCTTCGCTGCAGCGTCGTCGTGGTTGTCGCGACGACCGAAGTAAGCTGCGTAGGAGTTGCCACCGTCGCTGATCCGCAGAGCCGCTTCGTTACCGTAGTCGTTCTCTGTGAGTGAGATGGTTAGGTTGCGGAACTTGACGGTAGTCATGCGTGTGTCCTGTAAGATTTCGCGTGAGTCTAACAGAGTTCGTCAGAGTCTGGAAGCATGTCCTACTCTCCATGCTCGATGTGAAAGTCCGCCATCAGCTCGCTGATGTCGACGTCGACGCTCGAGTGCAGCAGCCGACGCAGCTCCGGCACACTCTCTGCGTCCTGTGGTTCTGTCAGCTCCCTGTCGGGTACGCAGAGATACTTACTGTCTAGCTGGCGCTTGCGCTGACGTATATTCATGCTGAGAGTGTACCAGAGTGCATAAGAGCGTGCTACGCAGACATGTGCGTAGCACCTCCGTGCGAGCCGGCCATGTGTGCCTTGAGCTTGTCCCGCCAGCTCTTCTCCACTGGTGGTCGCGCCGGTCGCGGAGGCGTGCGCGTCAGAGTGAGGCGTACTGCCCAGGCTAGGGAGTCTACGCAATTGTGGACAACGATGCCTCCCTGCACCAGGAAGTTTCTGGTTCCATCCACTTCGAAGTTATAGGTTTCGTGGTATCCGATCCGACGGACTGAGACGACCTTCACGAACTGCCTGTTTGAATCGGTCGAGGCGCGCTGCATCACGGCTAAGTCCTCGGTACTTGTTAGCACAGACTCTATCGCAGAATACCGGGCCATCTTTGATTCTGGATAGAACCTCCTTACCGCAGCATGCGCACTCGTGTCTGTGTTTGGATGCCCCTGACTCAAGACACTCTCCACAGAACATTGGTGCGTCACCTTTCCAGAGATGGTAGCTCTTCCCACACGATGCGCACTTTCGCGTGATATGTCGATTTTCATACCTGTACTTGTCCCTGCAGGCTGCTGAACAATACAGTTTTCGTCCGAAGGCGTAGCGACCAGGTACGAAGGACTGATTGCAGTGCGCGCATGTTGTTGGAGCTTCGTAAGCAGTCTCTGGATATACATTTCTGACTTTGTGAGAGCACTTTGCAGAACAGTACGCAGCGGAGTCGTTGCTAGTGACAGCCGGCGTGAACTTCTCACCGCAGACTGCGCAGGCACGCTCTCTCGACATGCACTTTCGCAATTTGCGCGGGCTGACATACTTACCCGCTTTCGCAGCCATGGCAAGCTGTCGGATAGATGCGATATGATCGAGCTGCTGTGGTGAATTGCCGAACACCACCATGTCTGCGCGGTGTTTCTCCCTGTGCCGAACGCCTGACAGGCACTCGAGGTTACACAGGTCGTTGTTGTCTTTGTCGCCATTGACGTGGTGGACGTGGTTCCCGTCCGGGATAGGTCCTCGCTCCTGCTCATAGGTGTAGCGGTGCAACCATCTCCTAGCTCCGTCGATGTCTGTGGTGGACTGGTAGTAGCCAGAAAGCTTTTTTGTCCATTTGATGCCGTATTTCTGTACCTGCACACGTCTCTCCTTACAACGTCGTCATGCGTCGTCAGATCACCCGCGTACACGTACCCGCGCGCTGTGAGCACTGGATGTGACGGAGTAAGCTCCAACGTAACGCCATCTGAGAAAGTGATCTCAATCACCTCCTTCACTCCGGTGCAGTGGTGCTGGCTGACTTTACCAACAACGACGTCAACCCCGTCGTAGGAGAGGATCTCGTCACCATCTCGTAGCCTGCCAATCATCATCTGACCATGCCGACATTCTACCAGAGTTGTGTAGGTATGACAATCATCGTGTTTGGCGTTTGGGAAGTGCAGCAGCTCGTTCTGCATGACGGAGAAGTAGTGCGCCTCCTTGTCGAAGTAGACCTTGCCGGCCTGCATGCGCCCGCGCAGAGGGTCTGCCCGCACCTTCTTGTCTGTCAGTGGCTTCAGCGGCTCGTAGCTGGGGAAGTGTCTGCTGTGGTGCTCCTCGCAGGCCTTGAGGAACTGCGACTCGATGGCCTTCCAGATCTGTCCGTCCTCGACGCCGATCGCGTTCGTCCCCCACTCGATGGAGTACTCGAGAATCGTCTGTGCGATCTCGATACCGTCACCGCTGCGGAACCTCCGCATGTCGAGTACGTAGACCGCGTCGCGGTGGTCGACACCGATGGTGATGCCGACCGTATAGTCGTTCTCCTTGCCGGTGCTGATGGCGAAGTCCCACGCCTGATAGATGTACATGTCGCGGCGTGCCGGAGCGGTGCTGTAGTAGCGGAACATGTCTTTCTGGAAGAAGATACCCTCGTCCGGTACCGGGTTCTGCTGGTACAGCGCGTTCCACACCGCCTTCTGGCCCGACATCTCCAGGTTGTTCTTGATGCGCAGCATGTGCTGGGTGTCGTAGCGCTCAGGGTGGATTGCCGTGTTCTTCGGACGCGTCATGAGGGCGCCCTGGGGCACGGGCTCCTTGTCAGCTATCTGAATAATGCTGTCGTCGGGCAGGATGTACTCGTCGCCGTAGTCGTTGATGGCCGGGTACTTGATGACCTCATAGACCTCACCGCCGAGCAGCATGGTCTCCTGGATCCGCCCCGCCCAGTCGTCCGCGTGCCAGTTCGTCATCAGCGCCAGGACACCGCCGCCGGGTGCCAGACGAGTGTATGCCGTGCTGGTCCACCACGCCCAGGTGCTCTCGCGCTGGCTGAGTGACTGCGCTGCCTCGTGGTCTTTTACGATATCGTCGATGAAGAAGCAGTTGTGGGCGAGAATTTCTTCTGCAAAGAAGTTGCTCGTTCCTTCCACTTGGATGTCATACACTTCGACATCGTCTCCGCATAGTTTCTCAACCATGAGAACGGTGTCTTGTCCGACTTGTGATGGACTGCATGGCACGTGCGACACATGGTTACGAGGTTCTCTGCTCGG